GGGACAGGTCTAGGTGCAAGAGGATTTCCGCGTGGGGGGACAGTGCCCGCTTGATTTCGGATGGCTCCACCGACTTGGGGGTTTGCCACTTCACTAAGAACTGCTGGTCCGATTTTCAAGTTTTGGCGAAGCAAGCCACCGCCTGAAGCAGTAGGGGCTGTCATTGGTTTTTTCATGCTCTTGAAAACTTGGTTCTTTTCCAAGAACTTTTGCATTGCCCCTTTTTTCTTTTTGCGTTTACGATGCATCATGCTCAATACCCCTTTTTTGGTTTGGGTTTCTTAACCGGAACTGGTTTCTTAGGTTTGCCGTAAGCCATTACTTCTTACCGCCTCTCTTTTTTGCACCAACAATGATGTCGGCTTTGGTGATTTTGTTACGAGGAGGAGCAAGAGCAGCCAAACGCTTTTGCTTGGGAGTCATCTTTTTCTTCATTACTTGGCTCCATTCTTAAGAGTCAGACGAGAACCTGTGTAGCCCATGGCTACCAAGGCTGTGTTTAACAAGGCAACGACTTGAACCCAAGGTCCGTCCGCAGGAATGGCTCCTGATCCGATGACCGCACCAAGGGCGACTGCACAAAGAGACAGCCAGAATTCTGTAGTTTTGTATCCGGGTTTGTTAGGCATGTGATTTCCTTACAGGACTTGAGATTGAGCAAGACGGAGTTCAACAGACCGGCGGTATGCAGAATCCGTCTTGTAGCGAGGATCTTTCATTGCGGCAGTAACTTGAGCCAAGGACTCAAAGCGTTCGGATGCCCCCTCAAACCCAGAATCGCCTTGCAACAACTGCGGCTGTGGCATTTGACCTGACGCTTCCCATCTCGCACGAAGACTGTTTACTGCAAACATCATCGCATTCTGATCGCCAGTCGTAACGATGTGGTTGAAAGATTCTTGCTCTTGAGGGTCAAGGTTCTGAGCAGCCCAGTCAACCATTGCGGCGTAGTTATCTTCACCACCCACGGTGTCGTACACATTCATCAACTCAAGGTGAGTCTGAGCCTGCATACCTTCGACGTAGCGATCAATCATCTCACGGGGTAGCCCACGTTCAGCCAACGCCTGCCGAGATGTTTCAGACAAGTCGCCGGTTTGCTCAAACTCCACTGTGAAGGGCATCATGTCTTCATCGCTAAATGGTGCGATCTCGATTTCACCTTCTTCACCGTAGTCCTCTCCTTCTACCTGCTCGCCTCTTGCTCGGCTGAACTCTGATTGGAGGGAGGCGTAGGCGGCTGCGAGGGCTTCTGGCGAGTCGAACTTCTCAGGGAGCCACGCGGGTCGTTCCTCGGTGTGTTCGTCAACTTCGACTTCTTGCGGGGCTTGCGGCTCACCGAGTTGTTGCTCCATTGCTGCGGCTTCTTGTTCCAACGATGGAGCGTTCTCCATGTTGTCGGGAATGATGTTTACGGATTGATGGTCACTCATTGTTCTGGTTGTTGGGTTGCGGCATCGGACGCATTGGCAAGCACTTGCGGTCCAGCCTGTTGGGCCATTTGGGCCATAGCGGCTTGTTGCCGCATCTGATCAAGTTCTTCTTGAGTACGAACAAGACCACGACGATCAATACCCAACGAGGCAGCACGCCTGCTGAGGTATTCAGAGACATTGACGTATTCTTGGATTGCTTGCGGACCCAAAATCTGTGCAATGCCAGCCAAGTAACTGTCCAATCGGTTCAAGTCTGAACCACGACCCAATGCCTCCACACCAGTAATGATGGTTGGCACGATCTTGTCGGACGGCAACGATGGCAACTTTTTGTCTTTGGACATCTGCTTCATTACTCGCTTGAGCATTGGAAGTTGGAAGTCTTGAGACAGTACGGAGTAAATCCCACCCAGTTGTTTTTCAATCGACTGCGTTACGAGTCGGACTTCTTCAGCCGTGACCCGATCCGCATTGCGTATAGTTGATTCGGTGAGGAGGAATGCATACGAAAGCCGATCTTCAATTTGTTTGATTGCACTAAAAGCAACGCTGAAATCCGCCGCTTTCTGCGTTTGCAATACACTGACATCATTTGCTGATCCTTCTCTAATTGCACCGTTGGGTGACTCTGCAAGTGTCCGGGCACGAGTTGTGCCGTTCGGGTTAACGAGAAACAGGATCTTAGCAGCCGCCGCAGATCCCTCAACGATGGCCTTACTCAGACCCTCCAAGGAGGACAGGTCGCCGTAGTACTGTTCTACATAACCGCGACCGTAATCTTCACCATCGACGCGAACCATGCGGAGTGCAAGAAAGGGGGCTTCGCTCTTTTTGAATTGCTGGGTTACTTCAGGAATCGGTACACCGCCGACCTCTTGTGTAATCTCAACATTGTCTATGTCAATTGCTTCTTGCTTTGTGTACATCTCCACATTTTCTTGTGAAGACTCCACACCTGCCATTACTTTTTCTCGTATCGCAGGCGGCAACATCGAGGGATGCACTGTCTCTTTGAGAATGATGCATCGTGCGTAGCCTTGTGGACATCGCTTGACAACGTACCGATCAAGGCGGCATACTCGGACAGGTAGATCCTCTGGCATGTACATCAGCACATTGCCAGTTACAATCAAATGTTTGAGTCCTTCAAAGAGAGAGACACGCATGTTGCCGCCTTCGATCTCTTTGTTGATGGCCCGTTCGATTTGAGAAAGAGAATCCTCTACCTCCGAGAGAATGGTTGGGTCAATGCCCTCAATCTTCCTCTCCTCACCTTCATCGAGGATAAGTCGGAAGAATGGTGCGTTGGGAGGGAGTAGAGAAAGAAGAAGAGCAGAGGCTAGATTGTTCACACCTCTCGCACCAACGGACTGATACGGGGTAGCGAACTTGGTGGCTTCGTTGTTACCAGCGTCAGGCAGCAATGTCGGAATGGTGAGACGCGACGAATCACGCCCACGGTCAAGGTACATAGAGCGGCGTGCTGCCATTCTCTCGTACTGTCCTCTCATAGTGCCTGTCTGATACATCAATAGTTACTCTTTGGAATAGTCATCATGCGTCGGCTACCCAAACGACGGTTACCACGACGCAGTTCTGACTGAGTTTTTGCCCGAGCCTGTCCCATCATTTGCTGGAGAGCCATAGTGGGAACACCCTGCAAGTTGATTTGATCCGGAGGCATTGGAGGAGCCACGGGAGTTATGGGGGTCGGTTGAAATAAAGGGCGACCACCGCCACCACCACCTACACACATAGTTGACTCCTTATAGGACTGTTTCGTTCTGTTCTAAGAACACTTGATTGAGAAAGCGAACAACGCTTCTCTGACCGGACGCAAACCAAACTTGCTTCTCGTCCCATGTCAAATCAGCGGATCGTTCGGGGAAACACTCGTTCAAACGAGTAATAATTGATTCAGGAATAGCAGGCCAGTTACCTGACTGAAATTCGCTGGGAATGTCATTTGAGGGGGTATTTGAATCGTTCATTCCGTAGAGGTGTCCTTATTAGTGCCCATAGAGTAGGCGTACAGGAGGATGGAGTAATTAACTAGGTCAGTAATGGTATCTTCAAGTTTTTCGTCCTCTACCTTGAAGGTTCCAGTCTGACAGAACGTGATGAGTCTACTGACTTTGTCAGTCATCCGAACCAAGAAGCCCTGCTCTGTGGTGGTGATTCCTAACTTTTCTACCCTTGTGAAGTTGAGAAATGGGTCTTCTTGGTTGTCCCCGCCGCTATAGTCATGGTTTTTGCGTTCCATAAGCCGTCTGGCCTTGTTACAGACCTCAGAATGGATTTGCAGTAGTTCAGCACGGTTCACGGTTGCCATAGGATTGGTTCTCCAGTTCGCTCGTTGTACTCGCCGGGACGGAGGATCCGAGCCATGCGAGCCTGAAGGAGAGCGTAATCCTCTGTCTCGCCAGCGTTTAGGTATGCGTCACGGACTGTTTCCCACGAGGAGCCATGCTCTTTGAGCAGGCGTTCAGCCGTCTTGGGACCGATGCCGGGACAGCCTTTGTAGCCATCCACCAGATCCCCCATCAGACTTTGCTTGTAGAAGTTGAAATCTGCTTCTTTACCATCCACCCATGTTTCACCTTCATCCGGTTTCATTGGGTTGTAGTGACTACCCGCGATGGTTCGCAAGTCCTTGTCGATGGTCACGATTGTTGAATTGACATACGAGTCGGACAGGAGGCCAAGAACATCGTCCGCCTCCAGATTGTCCCAGCAAACACAGTCGTAGACATCTTCACAGAACTCGCGTAGTTCGTAGTAAATGACAGGCTTCCGCTTTTTCTTGCGGTGCTTTTTGTACTCAGGTGATAGATGTTTGCGAAAGTTGTTACCGACATCACTGAGTGCAATGATTAGGTGGTCGGCCTTGAGAGTTTCTTTGAGTGCTGCAAGGTTGGCGTTGAGTTTGCCCCGTGCCACCTTCATGTCGGCATGGAGAGTCCAGAAGTCATCGCCCCAGCAGATAGCCTCTTCCACTGCGGTGGTGACTTCGTACAGGACTACATCTCCATCAACCAACAGGGTCTTCATCTTCAGACAACGCTCCTCCGGCTTTGGATGCCATCTTGCCAATCTCCAGAAGACCGATGACGGCGTGGTATGAACCACTGAACGCAACCGTGATGTCCTCTGTTTTCTTGGTCAGGTTCATGGCCCCAAGGAACACCATCTCATCGAACCGACTTTGCAGTTCCTTGATCATGGCTTCTGCGGGGACATCAAACAGTTCATTGTCTTCGGGTAGTTCCATCAGTGTGTCTCAGCCCAATTGTAACCGATCTTGTACTCACCTGTCAGAGGGCACTTGACACCAAGGTCATCTCCAGCATCTCGCATTGCATCCACCGCCAAAGTACCAACCTCGTGGCCTTGACTTTCTCGGCACTCGATCTGCAACTCATCGTGGACATGAGCCACCTGTTTTGCTTTGATGCTTGGTATCCGATTGAGGTAGAACCACAGATTAACTGTTGCTTTTTTCATGGCGATTGACCCAGCCGACTGGAGAAGGAGGTTCAAGGCAGAATGCTCTGACCTGATCTTCAGTTTCCGTCCATCAAGGGCCACCAAATGCGGGCGTTGCCGAATCGCAGTCTTGATGGCTTGCTGTAGTTTTTGAATGCCGGGCATTCTCTGAAGAAACTGTTTTTTGATGCGGCGACCAGCAGTACGACCACCGCCAACGATGGAGCCAATCTTTTCATCACCCGCTCCATACAAAAAGGCATAGATAAAGGTCTTGGCTTGGTTGCGAGTCTCAAGTCCCGCCGCCTCTTGGTTTGCTGTATGGATATCGCCATCAAGTATTTCGGCAGTGTATCGACCTTGGTCATACGGGTGAACATAGTGGGCCAACATACGCAACTCTAACCCACTCATATCTGCACCAACCAACACGTTTCCCGGCTCCACCGTGAAGAGTTCACGACACTCCTTACCCCACGGGGAGCCTACGCTGGGGACTTGAGACATGTTGGGTTTGCTGTGTGTGCATCGCGTAGATACGCAACCACATGGATTCACAGAGCCGTGGATCTTCCCCCCTTTCTCCAACTTAAGCCATGCGTTTTCCCCCTCGGCCAGTTGGCCCAGACGCTTGTTGACAAGCAAGTATCTGGCAACCAACTTGGCCTCGGGGTAAGGGAGGGACGCTAGTACTGTTTCATCTACTTTGGGTTGTCCAGATTCGGTGTAGTCAGCAGGTTCCCACTCATACTTCTCAATCAGTCTCTCCGCGATTTGCTTTCTACTACCGGGATTGAACGGTACTTCTTTTGTCTTTGTCTTCAACTGGATGATGGCTGGGGGGAAGACTTCTTGAAGTTGCTCTTTGATGCGGCACTTCTCATCGAGCAGCGTGGAGTGTAAGGCTCTAGCCCTTTCTCCGTCGAACACGAATCCGTTGATCTCTTGTGCGTGAATGATTGCCGCGAAGTCGTGTTCCAGTTGGGTGGGGCGGAAGTCAGGATCCTCCTCTTGAATCCGCTTCCAGAGAGCAGCGGTTACCGCTACGTCCTGTTTGCAGTACTCAGCCATCTCCGGCGTGAAGCATGACCAATCAGTGTCTTCACCAAAGTCGCCTTTGTGGATGCCCAGCCTGACACCCCACGCTTTGAGTGAGTGACTACCCATTAGTTTCTTTGGGAACTCAATGGACTGATGATCAGTTGACATCAAATCCCCGAACAACAGTCGGCTCATCACCAGAGTGTCTCGCACTTCGCCTTGGTAGTTGAAGTCGGGGTACAAACGTTTGAGGGCACGAAGATCAAACTTCATAATGTTGTGCCCGATCAGCATCTCTGCTTCCTGCATCAGTTGCAGTGCATCACCGTTGTCCATGATCACGGGGTCTTCACCGTCGATGCTCATGGCAATGCAATGACAAGTCTTCAGGCCACACAGTGTGTTGAAGTCCTTGATTGCATTCGTCTCTATGTCAAAGATTATTTTCTTCGGCATACTTCAGAATCTCCTTTACTTGCTGCTTGTATCCCATCTCGATAAGTAGATCACGAATCTCTGGTATTTGTACCAGACCCAACTTGAGTCGTGGGATCAGGCTGTACTTTTCAATCTGCTCCACACGCTGTCTCGTAATTGGTCGCCCTTCTTGTTCGCTGATGTGCTTGGCGATCTTGGTGTATGGATACGGCTCGCCCTTCCAAGGCATGTCGCAGTACTCCGCACCTTTCGCTCCTTCTACATCTTGAACTGTTTTCATGTCAACAGGAGGATGGAACTCCAGCCCTTTTCGGCAGCGGCTGAAGCCCATATTCCTGATGCGTTCGTAACGCTTACTCGCCATTCGGAACCTCAACGATATCGGGTGGAACCCACTCAAGAAGTCGCCCGTTCTCACGACCGTACTCCAGAGTGCAGGCTTCGCCCGTGTCGCCAGCATAACGGTTCTTCAGAACACGCAAGGTCAAGTGATTGGCGTTCGTATCGTCCTGCTGGTTCCGCTCGCAGCCAATCACTGCGTCAGAGAGTTGTGCGATGGCGTGAGAGCCACGGAGTTGGGCAAGAGAAGTAGAACCACCCTCTTCGTGTGACCGACCCTCTGGACGGCGGAGGTGTGAGATCAGGCACAGGTGGACACCAGTCTCTTCAATCAGGCTCCGCAACTTGGTCATGGTGTTGTCAATCATCCGACGCTCGTCGCCTTCGCTCAGAGCAGACACCACGATGGAAAGGTGATCAATAAAGATGAAGTTGCAGTCCATCGCACGAGCCATGTACCGCACTTGATTGAGGAGGTTACTCGGATCAATAGATCCCCAGTGGTCGTACATCACACACTTGCCCGAGCCAACGGTGTTCTCAAAAGCCTCACGCTTCATCTCCAACGTAATGCTCTCGTCCCACAGGTGTGGGGGCTTTGCCATGTGGATGCCCATCAGACATTCGGATGTCTTACGGATGGATTCTTCAAGGGCGATGTAGCCCACCTTCTCACCCACGCCCATCAGGTGGTACGCAAGTTCACGGGCAACCGATGACTTACCAACACCCGTGCCTGCGGTCAAGGTCACCAACTCGCCGCCACGCATGCCAAACAACTTCTCGTTGAGTCCAGCCCACGGGTAGGACACAGACTTGATGTTGCGTTCTTCGGTGATCAGATCCCAGCAGTCAGCACCATCCACCACACCGTCAGGTCGATAGGTCTTGGCTCCGTAGATTCCGTCAACGATTGCCTTGGAGTTGCCATTCATCAACGCTTCGTTCGCGTCTTTGAATCCGAGTGATGTAACGATCTTGACCTTGCCGGGGCTTAGGACTTCCGCCGCCTCCTTGGCAGCCGCACGGCCTTGCTCATCTTGGTCAAAGCACAGCACAACAGTTTCAAAAGTTTCGAGCCAGTCGATGTTCTTGGCGATGAGCCGCTTGGCCGACTTGCATCCATTAGGAATCGAGACACATGGGTACTTAAGTCCAAAGGCTTGGTTGACGGACAGTGCATCAAGTTCCCCTTCGGTGACCACGACCATCTTCCCCTCGTTCCGCCATAGGTGCGAACCGTAGAGTCCAACTTTCGTCGTTTCTCCCAGCCAGACAAAAGACTTGTCACGGAACCGAAGTTTCTGAGCAACAACATTGCCTTCACTGTCGCGGTAATTGGCAACGTGACAAGCCTGCTTC